TTAGCGACGATTGAAGTCTCATACTTATCAAAAAATTCTAAACTAGAAGAGCTTCTAGTTTTCTTATTTCTTGTAGGTTGCGTAAGAGATAAACCATTTATAGAGGGTCTATCTATACCAGACACAGCGGTAGCCGCTTTAGTTTCCTGTTCGTACGGTATAGATTCGCCAATCATTGGTTTAAAGTTGTAGATAGTAGAACCGCCAGGGTTATTAGACTCACGCATAATAAAGCGAGGCGCTTGAGAACGATAATTTGTATACTCATACAACATAGGCTGAAAGTAAATCTCAGTGTTTTCTGTACGTAGGCTGTAGCCGCATTGTTTAGCTAGACGAACTAACAGACCCCAGTCTGTGTGTCCCGCTTGAGACACCTGAGGGAACACGCGAGGGTGACTCACAGTAAAAGAGGCAAACTTATACTTTTTTGCCATTTGGGTAACTATAGCGTCAGCTGATAGTCCTTTATAAATATGTTGGCTTTCATTTTTCATAACCCACGAGGCTCCGATTACTGTTACTTCGGTTATGTTTTGGCCAGGTGTTCTGGTAGGTGAAACGTGGTGGACATATCCATAAAATGTTTTTACTGCCCCAGCGGTAACTCCATGAAACATCTGAAATTGCACAGGAGAACCCGAAGAAATTACAGAGTACTCAACGTTCCAATCTCTAAATTTTATGACCGCAACCTCATGCTTGTAACGGTTTTGGTAGTAATTAAAAGAGAGCACACTGCTTGGTGATAGCGTAGTGTTAGGAAAAGTTACTTTTAAATAATTAAACACGGGGCACCTTTAAAGAAGTTCCCGCAGGTATATTGTATAAATCATTTATTGCGGGGTTAGCCGCAGCAATTAACCACCAAAGCTTAGGTGTTCTGTAGTACTGAGTAGATATCTGGTCAATCCGTTCCCCAGCTTCATACACATGCTCATAGTAAGAAAGGTTGGTAAATACAGGAATGTTGTAGAAGATAATAGGGTTTGCATTTCCCGCAGCTTTTGTTTGCACAAAGTCTACTTTAGAGTACTCATATCTAGAGCCTTTATAGATAGCCATTAGTTGCTCGCTAACGTTGTGCGAGAGAACGCACTAATGCTAAGGGTTACTGTTGTGTCTAACGGAATCATATCTTCAGTAAATTGAAGGTGTTGAACATCTACCTGTGTTAACCAACCTACGTACGACAAACTATCAGGGTTTGGGCCAAATTTTATTGCTATAGCCGTTGGGGCTAAAAAAGCTAAATCAGCTGTTTGACGACCTAAGACGTTAGTAAAAGTAGGTATAGATGCGTTTCCGATGCCGTTGACCATCCTATAGATGTACTCTACGTCCGCCATAGTTCCGCGTTTTAACAGGTCAGATATTTGTTGTTCAGTGGTTTCAGCCTTAGATTTAGATTGAGGGTTTTTGTACGCTGCATACGAGCTGGCCATTTCACTTAATGACATGTTAGGGTTAGCCTTAAACGCCGCAAAGTCCATCACTCTATTGATTTGCGCGGTAACTTGCATGCTTTCCATGCCTGTAAACAAAGAGTTTAGTTGCGCAAATGCATCGGCTGATGATGGAGCCATCGCAGGATTATATGAAATAGAATTGCTTAGTGTGGTTGGGTTCCATAAAAATTGAAAACCAAATAAATTTTTGTCCGTAGCCGCTGCAGCATTGGATGTGGAAACTAAACCTTGCGCGCTGCTAGGGGCTGTGTCTCCCGCAGGCGGTGCATCGTAGAACCACATAGCTGCTCTACGAAGTCCGTGATTAAAGGACGCGCTGGTTTGCTTAGTCTTGTTATACCCTAAATTAGTGGGGTCTACTGGCAAACTCCATTTATGGGGTGGAAGATTGAATTGAATATTATACGGAGTATTTGCTTTGGCCGCCGTAGACGTTTGAGAAGAGGTTGCAGCGGCACTTGCTTTCGCAGCCGCTACTGCGCTAGCTTTTACTGCGTTGGTTGCCAATGCGGCAGCGACCGCTCTCGCCTTACTATCCGTTATGTTTGAAATAGATGAGACAGGTGCGGCTTGCCCAAATTGGTCTATATAATAACCTGGAGGTGGCGCAGCTACTTGGTTGGTTTGAACAGCAGCTACTGGAAATAAAGGGGCGTTAGCCGCCGCGGTGGCTGCGGCGGTAGCTGCTAATGCTTTATAAGAAGCTGCCGCATACGCTGAACTTTGAGGCATTTACTCACCCTGAAATCTGGGCTACGATACCTGAGCCCGCAAATAGTTGTTGTAGTTGACTTAGTAGTGCATCTGATGACTGATTTTGCGCATTAATCGTGATGCTAACCCCACCGTAGTTATGGTTATTAGTCGCATCTTTATTAAGAGCCGCTGCGTGTGCGGCTATTTGCGCCTGCGTAGGTACTGCAGGGTTGGTGCTCGTTGCTCCACCGCTACCGTGGCCTGAGTACGGAGAATTTGGATTATATTTAGAGTTGCCCCCATGCGAAAGGTTAGAGTAGTGACCATTATCCCAAGAAGACTGCTGTAAAGCAGTAATCCATTCAGATTGAGATGCTTTTCCACCCTGCAACATTTTTACAAGGTTCGCATACCCGCGGGCGCCAGCGTTTTGACCTGTAAGAGTGCCCAGAGTTGCGTCTAATCCGTCTTTCCAACTCTTGTACGCCTGTACGCCTCCCCCAGCCATTCCAGTATTAAAGTTAGTAGACCCATTTAAACCATAGCTTGTGTTTAACGGATTAAAATGCGCAGTGTTTAGCCAGTTACCACCTTCAGCGCTCATCCATAGCTTTAGATTGGCGACGTTTTGCGCGTCTGTTGGCGCCCCTAATCCTACGAGCATAGCTTGAGCAAAATCCCCCGCGCTTACTTTATTAGAGTTCATCTTAGATAAATATGACTCAGCTTTAGCTACATTAGAAGTACCAGCAGCGTGCATTTGCAGGGTTCCTGCGTTCATAGCGGATAATATTGGACGGTACTTCTCAGCAGCGTCCTTATTAATAACAGCTTCGCCTGGGGTCAACATGGCTGGAACGATGTCCCCATCCCCTGTTCCAGGTACACGAGATGTACCGCCAGCAAACCCAGCGATGCCACCCGCAGCTACGTCTTCCATGACCGCCGCGGCAAAATCAGGCACATCACCTTTTGCGATGTCCTCCCCCGCTCTTACCATATTACCTTTAAGAAAGTTAAAACCTTTACTAAATAGATTTCCAATACCCTTTAGTAAGCCTGTACTTTCAACTTTCTTTGCGACTTTATTAGCGGCGTACGCGCCCGCAACGCTTGTGAGTGCTCCGCCCCCTATACCCTTTACTCCAGACATTAATCCGTTTAATCCGCCCAAAGCCGAAGTTAATTGTGGGACCATATCTGCAAATCTATTGAGTGCCGCGGCTAAGTCAGCAGACGCCGCATACCCAGCTGAAGTAGTTGCAGCCGTATTGGTTAAGAGTTCTGTTTGAGCAGCTGTTTTGTTAGCAATCGCATTAACTGTTCCAGTGGTTCCGCCCAAAGTTTTCATTTGATTACGGGTAAGGGAATCAATAGCAGCCCCACCTGTTTGAGCTTTAAGCTTTAATCCGTCTCCTACAAGTTTAATCATCATAGGGTCGCCGTTAAACATGCTACTAAGCATGTTGTATAGGCCATAACCTGGGGCTAAGGACATGGTTATGGATTCCTTATCCATATTCTTGCCACCGTTGTTCTTATTTAAAAAGTTCCATATTTGGTCAATCATTTGACCCGTAGTGAGCATATTACCGTTAGCGTCACGCATATTGATACCAATAGAACGAAGCATATTTACAGTAGTAGGGGCTTGAGCAGCTCCTTGAGCTTGAGCGGCACCTGCAAGACCCATGCCAGGTTCTAAATTAGAAATGGCTGCGGCACCCGACGCTAATTGCTTAAAGTTTTTTGCTCCGCCAAGCCCCGCATTTTGCAGAGCAATAATTGCATTAATTGCGTCCATGCTGCTGGTGGCTGTTCCTTGGTTTGCCATAGAGCGTTGCAAAGCATTTATTTGGCTTGTTTGACCTTGTAAACTACCCGTTATCCCCCCAGCCCCATTAAAAGCTACACGGTTAGTGAGGTAGTCCTGCATGATGGAGGTCTGCACGTTTGGCATGGCCATGCTAAGTAGATTAGACCCGTACATTCCGCCAAGCACAGCCTGCGCCCCAGCCGCAATCTTATTGTTAGTAGGCTTACCAGCGGAGTTATCCTGTGGTGTCTTAGGGCTTTGATTATTAGTTGGAGGGGCTCCGTTATTACCAGTATCCGTAGGAGGTGGTGGGGCTACTCTATTTGAACCCCCTGAGGTGCCCGTAACTCGCCCGTACTTATCAGCAATAAGAAGGCCACTAAAATCTTTGCTAACCGACTCAAGGCGGCTAGCCATCTTATCAATCTTAGGTAGAAGCGTTGTTTCGATAATGCTAGCTAAGCTTAGGAGGTCGTTCTTAATGTTAGTGACGGCTGTACCCATCTTGCCGCCAAGGCCAAAGGCCAGCTTGACGTCATCTTCCATGACTACCTCCTATTTCGTTTCGCTCGTTCTATCCAGTTGCGCCTCTCTCGCACGGATAATCCCCGTATGTCCGAGAGAGTCCAACCTGTAAAGTTTCTTGTTAGAAACTCGTACTCATCTAATAAAAGTTCGTAATCTTCTTTTCTATATACGAAACAAATCAACGAGGCTGATAGGGAGATTCATCTCCTCACCACATGCCTCGCATGCCTTCTTCACCTCCCCAAGGCGTGGGCCTGGGTTACGTTCAATAATTTCTTTTACAAGGTTTGCGCGGTCAGCCATACCAAGCTTTAGCACTGTGCTGGCTCCCATAGATGGAATACCGTTTACTGATAGCACACACCCAGAAAGTAGAATAGTGTTGAGTTCGGCAGATGTTTTTTCTGAGTTCTCAAGCAACTTCTTTTGAGTAATTCCTGTAGGTAGCCCCACAGTAACAAACCCTTTTTTCGTTTCTACATTCCAAGTTCGTTCCTCAGAATTTTCCAGCTTTTTAACAGGAACATCTTTATCTAGGTCTACTACGGTGTTCTGGTCTGTATCGCAAGCTGCGCATGTGACCCTGTATTCTGCAGTGCCACCAAAAGTAACACGACGAATGGCGATAAGAATGGCGTCTCGGTCTCCCGCAAGAAGCGCATCCAAGTCGTCTCTAGTTACGTCTTTTCCGCCAATCTTTACCAGACCTCTTTGAAGAAGAATATTAAGAGCTTTTCCTGTAGTTGGTGCGTTAGCGATAGCCTCTTCATCAACTCCGTTTAACTCACGAACTTCAGCGGTGTTTACCACAGCCCCGTCGAGGATAAATCCTCCAGGAAGAGTTACTTCTGGTCCGAGAGGAGCCTGGGTCTCTACGACCTGTTCTGGCTCCTCTGTCGCCATAGCTGCATACTTATTAATTAAATCAGCGTCTGTTACTACTACTGGTGTATCAGTTGTGCTCACGAATTATTCTCCTTAGGTTAATGGGCTAATCTTATCAGTTAGTAGTCGCTTGTGTTTTTACCGTCTGAAGGACTTCCCGTAGTATTTGTAAAGAATACAGAGATGCCCTCATGGACAAGCTGCATTGTTTCAAACAGAATCGCACCATTGGTCGCATCCAGGTCTGTGTAGTTAAGGCCAGTAATCCATGCGTTATGCACTTTAAAAGCCATTTGTGGGTAATCCACAGTAGTGCTTGTATTTGGGTGCTGATTGACATTAATGATTATGTCCGTACGGAAGTTTCCTGTTGCGCCCGCCGCAGTAGCGCCTGGGTTTGGGTTAGTAACTGGGTTATATCCCGCAGGAAGGCCTGCGCCAGTTCCAGCTGAGAACAGCCCGCGCATCCACACCATAGCTTGGTCATTGCCTAGGATTACTCCACGGCTAAAGCTAATTGGGTTGAATGTAGTCATACCAGGAATCTGGTGAACTGTGGTGTTCATTCCACCTTCGCGGTACTGGATAGCTTGGGTATTAATAGACAAACCAGAGATTGAGCTGAATCCTCCAGTAAAACCTGTAGTGATTTTAGTGTTGAATGTTGCGTCAGCCCCTGCCGCAGTAAACGTAGCGGTGAACCTAAAACCGCGTAAAGGGTCAGTCGCTAGGGTTGAGTTGAAGTTAGTATTTGTTGGCATTAGTTATATCTCCCTTACGCCGTAGTAACGGTGGTTCCACCGTTGAACTGACCGATATTGATGATGATGAATTCAGCTGGACGCTGCAAAGAGACTCCAACTTGAATATTAACAAACCCGTTATCAATAGATGACTGTGGGTTAGTGTCTGAGTCACACTTTACGAAGAAAGCGGCTGATGGGGTATTTCCATATAGACCGCCTTGACCCCAGAACTGATTTAGGAAGTTTCCGACTACAGAGTTAATTCGGTTCCAAAGAACTTGGGTATTAGGCTCAAAGATAGCGAACTGCGTCAAGTCAGATAAAGATTTTTCCAAGTAAGTTAGGGTTCGACGAACGGGTACGTACTTGTCTACATATCCCTGCTTTAGGGTACGAGCACCCATAACTACAAAGCCTGAACCTGTGATGTAGCGAATTGCATTGACAGGCACAGTTCCGTTGTTAAGGTTACCAAGGTCAGTGGTACTGAGTGATGGTACAGAAACTACGTTAGACAGACGAGCTTGAAGACCAGCTGGAGCCTTGAATACTCCACGAGAAGCGTCTGTGCGGGCAAAAAGACCTGCGACAGCTCCACCCGCTCCGACAGTCTTAGTTGCACCTGTAGGT